ATCGTATTCAGCATATATAGAATGCTTCTGTAGTTTTTTTTGTGCCATTAGTACACCCTCACTTTTTCTGTATCTACAAAAGGAACAAGTTTACATATACATTCATATGTTTGTGTCTCATTGTTTTTTATGAATGATTGATTGTCGAGAACATCTCTGTAATCTAGGCAGACATTTACATTACGAAAATATATACCACCATTGACAATGCCATTTAATGAGCAAGCAAGTAAGAAAGCTGTCATTTCGCTATACTCCTCAAGCTTTCCATTACTTTGTCTATTGAAGGTTCTTGGCCATTAGGGTTAAAAACACAACGATACTGTTTAGGACAACCAACTCTTATATCTGTAAATTCTAATTCAAATGTGGCATTAGCACCTTGATAGATACAAGCCATTTTATCCTTAAAAACTTGTTGTTTCTTCAATCTACAAGTAGTCATTTTAGGTGGTGTTATAGTGCCATTATTTAACTTTTGGCTTCTTGTATAGTCTTTAGGTGCATTATAAATTTTACCTTTTGCAAAAGCCTTTACACCAAAAACTATCATAGCCATTAATAAACCAATGATGATAAACCCATATGCAACCCATTTAATAACCTCTAATATTTCTTCTTGTTCTTTTTTAGCTTTTATTCTTGCTTGCTTTTGAGACTCTTTAGCTTGGTTTATTCTTTCTGCTCTTTCAGCTATTATTGTATCCCAGGCAGTTGGGCCAAACCGAAGGTTGATCATATTTTTAAGCTCAGTACGCTTTTCTTCTAAAAGCTTTCTATCTATGAAATCTGTAGCTGAATTTTCGACTGATCCAAATTGCTCTTTTATTGATAGACCTTTGCCTTGACCTTTATTCATCTGCTCTTCGCCTTGAAAAAAGCCGTCTATTTGTTTAGCAATGTCTTTAATGTCGTTTACAGTACCTATGTTGCTCTTGATGAAATCTACTGACTTTTGAACTAGAGCTATACCAGTAAGGATTTCAGCAACTACCATATTTACCTCAACAATAAACCTGCCATCATTACAAGCATTGTAGCTGTTGTGCCAATCATGATCTGTTCGAGCCTACGGAGTCTAGCAAGTGTTTCACGCCAACGCTCTGTACACACCGCCTCATGTGTATCTATCTGTGCCTTTACATCACTAGCCTTAACCATTGACTGCCTCGTCTTTATCTTCAGTCTTCAAAGACTGTATCAATGAATTAGTAAAAGCATTTTGAGCTACAGTAACCTGATCTAATTGAAATCTAAGGTTGGCACTCTTTGCTTGTAGGTCTTTGATCTGATTGATCCAGTAAGTCTGATCTTGTGATAAGTCTTCTGTATTATACTCTTTACCATCAATAGTGATTACGTTTGATTTTTCTTTAGTCATATCTATTTTCCTTTCTTTATTTCCATTTAGGACCTTCAAACCAAGCAACTAAAGACCTCCTAGTTCCTTGAGTAACTGGATTTACTTTATGTTGCATATAACTTGGGAAAATTAATACAGTACCTTTTTCTTTTGCTTGTGAAGGTGATTGGCACTCACTAAAAAGAAAATCTCCACCTTCATATTCATCAAAACTTGAAAGTTGTACAGTTACAGATAACTTTCTATCTAAGCCATCATTCCTATTCCAATCAATATCGTGATGCCAGTTATAATGACCACCTTCAGTTGCTAGATATTCCGTAAATTGCATGTCTGCTTTTTTATAAATATGAGTATTAAAAGCATTTCTATTTGCCATATCTACATAATCATATAATAAATTTAAAATTCTATGGTCTTTTATCCATGCAACACGACTTTTTCTTACATCTTCTCCACTATTATTGAAGGTTGATGCTTCAGTTGTTTTGTCAGCAATAGCAATGATTTCATTTGTCATTGTTTCTGATATTGCTTTTGGAAACATTTGCCAATTTTGTCTTATCATTATGGTTTAGTGGGCCATGTTATTGTGTTTGGAAATCCTGCTTGTTGTGGCACATTAAGCAAATCCGTTCTGTATTGTGTCCAAGCGTTTTGCTGTGTAGCAGTAAGTTCTGCCCAACGTATAGGATTTGTGACAAGAGGATCAACTTCTGTTGAAAGAAGCATATCTCTATAGTCTCTTTGTATGCCTGAGTTTTCCTCGTCTAACTCTTCTTGAGTGATTTTTGTAAAGTTTGTACCTATTAAAGTCATCAGGTCATTATTATTTATAGTCGCATCTGTATCATTCGGATGCAGTGAGTAGGGTATCCAACCATATTCAGGATGATTTATCTCTAAATCAAACTCTGTGTTGTCACCATTTCTTGATACAGCATTTCTTATTTCTGTTATTATAATTGGCATATTATTTTTCCTTATGAAATCCTTACCCAAACTGATATTTTTTTAGTACCAGAATCACCATCTATCTGTCCCATAAGTCTCCAAGTTCCATTTGATATGTTTGTGGCATTGCCGTCTCCTGCATTAGTAGCATTAAGCTGACTTCCTGCTTTTGTAGTAGCAGGATTTAGATTTGAAGATATAACATATTTAGCAAGAACATAAGAGCCTACAGCTTTATAGGTTGTGCTAGGTGTTCCTGCAGGACCAGTAGGTCCAGTTGGACCAGTAGGTCCAGTTGGACCAGTAGGACCTGATGCACCTTGAGGACCAGTAGGGCCAGTAGCACCATTTGCACCTGCGGGACCAGTAGGACCTGCTAAAGCTACATTGCTTACAGTTCCCTTTTCCCAACGTGATTGAGATACATCATAAACTGGTATTAAATCAGAACCTTCAAAAGAAGTATCTGTTGTAAAACTTGTAAGTGATGAACCAACATTGGTGCTGTCAGTTACATCTGCACTTGCTTCAATGCCGTCTAACTTTGAACCATCAGATGCTACATCTCTGCCATCTACTGTGCCTGATACGACTATGTTACCTGCTACGTCAATGCCTGATGAGGTGGTTTCAAATATACCTGCACCTGCATAATGCAACTTAACTTTCCCACCATCATCAGCAGTAATCATGCTTTGGGTATTTCCTGAATTATTCACACGAAAATTTGTAGCTCTTATAACAAGATTACTAGCACCAGTTTCCTGAATATAACTAGCATTATTTGACCCATCATGATAAATTTGTAAGTCAGAACTTGCACCCAACTTAATGATATCATTGTCACCCATGTTTAAATGAGTACCAAGTGTAAGCTCACCACTGATATTAGCCACACCATCTACATCAAGGCTATCTGACTGTAGTTCACCAGTAATGTCTACGCCATCTGATTTAGTGGCGAATTTTTCTACATTGTTATACCTTAATGAAACTTTACCATCATCATTAAATACAGCATAATATTCACCCCCATCACCTGAACGGAAATTTATTGTACTAGAACCATCAATGAAAAGGCTACCAGTGCCTTGATCTCTTATAATACTATTCGCACCATCATGTACAATCCTTAAAGCATCACCAGTACCAAAGTTAAGTTGAACCCCATTATCAAAACTCAAATTACCTGATGTCTTGGTATCTGCTGTATCACTTCGTAAGAACTGTGTACTGTCAAGGCTGTCAAGTTGTGTAGCATTTATTCCTAAAGCATCAATATCAGACTTTGTTTGATCAGCCGTTGCATTACTTTCTATGCCATCTAATTTTGCTCCATCGACTGATAAATCTCTTCCATCCACAGTTTGTGTGCCTGAGAAAGTAATGTTACCGGTCATTCCGCCACCAGTTAAAGGTAAGAAACCTGATCCTGCTGTAACACCTTGCTCCCAAGCTGAACCACTATAAACCTTTAATGTTGAAGAAGTTGTATTGTAAAAAAGATCACCAGTATCTAAGCTAGTCGTAGGATCAGTTGCACCTATACGATAAGTATTAGCAAAGCTGTTTACTGAAGCTAAATTACTAGCAACAGTATTTACGTTTGTTATTGAACCACCTACAGAGGTTACATTACTTATAGACCCTGCAACAGTTCCTATAGTATCTGTGCCAGTAAGATTAGTGGCTATTGTTCCTATGTTTGTTGTGTCACCTGCAACAGTGGTTACGTTAGCTGATATACCTGCCACAGTATTGACGTTGGCAATGTTTGTGGCCACAGTTCCTATATCAGTTGCATCACTTGCTACAGCATTGATAGCAGTACTGTCTCCTGCGACTGTGGTTACGTTTGCAGATATTCCTGCTACTGTGGTCACATTACCTGATATCCCAGCAACAGTGGTAACATTACCTGATATTCCTGCTACTGTTGTTACATCACTCGACACACCTGCAACAGTTGTTACATTTGTTTTTATATCTTCAACAGCAGATACATCAGTTGATATAGCTGATACAGCAGTCACATCAGTGCTTATTCCTGCTACTGTAGATATATTTGATGCTATTCCTGCAACTGTACCAATATTATTAGTAGGACTAATCTGTCCCGCTACTGTAGTTATGTCTGTGTCAACAGCTTGAACAGTTGTTATATCAGCTATGTTTCCTGCAACAGTTGTTATATTCGCATCATTGTTAGCAACAGTTGTAACATTTGAACTAATACCGGCCACTGTAGTTACATCAGAACTAACTCCCGCTACTGTAGTAACATTAGCACTTACTCCAGCTACTGTTGTCACATTTGAGCTTATACCCGCTACTGTATTTACATTTGATATATTTGTTCCAACAGCATCAACATTACTTATACTACCTGCTACAGTATCTATCTCCGATACTGCTTCATTTAAATCATCAGCTACAGTTACAACCTCAGATACAGCTTCATTAAGATCGTTAGCAACTGTAATCACATCTGCAATGTTTGTGGCTACTGTGTTAACACTAGCTATATTTGTTGCCACTGTACCAATGTCTGTTGCATCTCCAGCCACGGCCGTTACATCTGAAGATATACCAGCTACTGTAGTTACGTTACTTGATATACCGGATACTGTTGAAACATTACTAGATATGCCGGCTACAGTTTGTATAGCATCAGTTGCATCTGTACCATCTTCTATATCAGCAAGCGTTGCGATATCTGAAGCAATGTCAGCTAATGATTGTGCATCAGCAGTAAGTATAGATGCTTCCGGGTTTCCAGTTGTTTCATTAAATCCTAGTATTTTACCAGCTCTAGTTGCCTTAACTGGCAATGTCATATCTGCACCTGATATAACATCATGTTCTGCTAGCCTAAGTGATCTATCAATCTCTTCGTTTGTTTGCTGGTGTATAAACATGTTTGTGTCAAAATCATCTTCTAATGAAGAAGCTGTAAGCTGACCACCTGATGTATAGATTGATGTCCTGGATAAAGGTATATCTGATAGTAAAGTAACTGTTTCTGAGCTAGTAGGGAAGTTGCCTGATGTAAAGGCTACAGTACCAGCTCCGGTACCTGAGTTTAGAGTAACTGTGTAATGTGTTGTTTCAGTTTTTTCAGTACTATCTACGTAAACTTTTAATTCTGAAGTTTCATTAATCTGAAACGAAAAGGCAAAGTTGCCGGCAGTTCCATCGCCAGTATACTGAACTCTTCTAGTT